TACATGAAGGGCAAGAAATGAGAGGCAGTCGCGGCATGGGCGACATTGCCCCGTCCAAGATGCCCTCGGGCGTGAAAAAGGCGCGCCGCGACAACACAGACTTCACCGAGTACAAAAAGGGCGGTGCGGTCTGGGATAAACCTCGTCCTAAAGGATTGGGTGCACCCAAGAAATTGTCTGCTGGCCAGAAGTCCAAGGCAAAAGCTGCGGCCAAAGCTGGTGGTCGTCCTTACCCAAACCTCGTGGATAACCTCCGCGCAGCAAAAAGCAAGTGAGATTAATCATGGCAACCAAACGCAAAATGCGCCGCTTTGATGAAGGCGGAGTAACAGACGAAGATCTTTCCGCGGCCAACGCAACGGAAGATCCGATTGCTACGCTAAACGCCCGCAAAAAATGGACAGGCTCCGACGAAGAGACTCCAAAGCAGACATTTGGTCAGGCTTTTGCTGCTGCTCGTAAGTCTGGTGACAAGACTTTTTCTTGGCAAGGCAAATCGTTTACAACGGATTTGGCCAGCGACAAGAAGGCTTCTGCTCCAAAAGTAGCGTCCAAACCAGCCGCCGCTCCAGCACCTGCTCCAGCAGAAAAATACGAAACTTCTTTTGACCGCATGAACCGCAAAAACCGCGAGGCAGGCATTGACTTTGACTCTTTGGTTTCTCGTGGTGTGAATGCAGTAAAAGAGCGTTTGTCTGGCAACGCTTCCGGTCAACGCGGTCAAGATCGTGTTGTGCGCGATGCAGCAATCCGCAAGAGCGACCAGCAATTCATGGGCATGAAAAAAGGCGGCTCAGTCAAAGTGTCATCTGCATCAAGTCGTGCCGATGGTATTGCGCAGCGCGGTAAAACTCGCGGAACACTTGCCAAACACGGGAAATAAATGTCTACCTCTGGAACGTCCACATTCAACCTCGACCTCAGCGAGCTGACGGAAGAGGCGTTTGAGCGCTGCGGCAAGCAACTGCGTTCGGGCTATGACCTGAAGACCGCACGTCGCAGCATCAACCTCATGACGATTGAGTGGGCGAACAAGGGCATCAACCTTTGGACGATTGAGCAAGGGCAGATTCCGATCAACATCAATGCTGGTCAGATCTCCTACCCTTTGCCGGTGGACACTATTGACCTCATGGATCAGGTCATCCGAACAGGTTTAGGCCAGAATCAGGTCGACATTAATATCACCCGTATTAGTGAAAGTACTTATTCCACCATTCCCACGAAGAATGCGTATGGCCGGCCTATTCAGGTGTGGATTGACCGTCAGTCTGGCAACGTTAACGGCACGCAAAGCGCGTCTTTGACCCAAAATGCCACAGCAACAGACACAACTTTGTACGTAGACAGCACGGCCAACTTGCCGACCCAAGGCTACGTCAACATTGGAACAGAGACAATCTTGTACCAAAACGTGGGCACGTCCCAAACCAACAACGCAAACCAGCTCTTGAACTGCTATCGCGGCGTCAATGGCACCGTTGCCACCACGCACACCTCGGGCGACAAGCTGTACCGCAACTACCTGCCAAGCATCAACATTTGGCCAACCGGAACGCCCGGCACGCAATACAACTTCATCTACTGGCGTATGCGCCGCATGCAGGATGCTGGCACAGGCGTGAACAACCAAGACATTCCATTCCGCTTTATCCCAGCCATGGTGGCAGGGTTGGCATATCACCTGAGCGTGAAGCTGGACGGAGTGGATCCAAACCGAATTATTGGCCTGAAAGCGGCCTACGACGAGACATTCCAGCAGGCGGCAGACGAAGACCGTGAGAAGGCTCCTTTGCGCTTCGTCCCCCGGAATTTATTTTATTACAGGTAAGTCATGCCCAGCAAGTTTTCGTCTGGTAAATATGCAATTGCCGAGTGTGATCGCTGTGATGAGCGATACATGCTGAAAGACTTGCGCACTGAAGTTATCAAGACAAAGCCGTTCAAGATCAAGGTTTGTCGTACCTGTTTTGACTATGATCATCCGCAATTGCAGCTTGGTATGTACCCGGTGAATGACCCGCAGGCGGTGCGTGAACCACGCCCAGATGTGAGCTATTACTCATCGGGCACAACAGGGCTGTACACATCGCAAACGGCAAGCAATAATGTCAACAATGCAGGCTACCCAGAGGGCGGCAGCCGACAGATAGAATGGGGCTGGGCACCGGTTGGCGGCTCCAGTTTCTTTGACACAGCTCTCACTCCAAACGCATTGATTGCGGTGGGGCAAGTAGGCACAGTAACCGTAACAAACTCATAGGAGTGACACATGGCTAAGATGAAACACGACGACATTGCAGAAGACAAAAAGCTGATCAAAAAGGCTTTCGCTATGCACGACAAACAAGAGCACCCCGGCAAGAAAACAAACTTGTCCAAGCTGAAAAAAGGCGGCATCACCGGCAAAGCAATGCGCGCCGTTGGCCGCAACATGGCTCGTGCAAACAACCAGCGCGGAGGCTAATATGGCAGTCGCAAAGAACATCAAACCCACCACCAAGAACAGCCCAAAAGTTGTTGTTGGCAAGAACCCAAACAACAAACCTGCTGAAGCTTATGACAAGCGTGGCGCCAGCTCTTCTGATGCCATGGCCGACATGAGCTACAAGGCTGGTGCAAAGGTTATGGACGAGATGAATCCATCGATTGCCGGCATCAGCAAAGGCAACTACAAAGCAACCAAGACTGACGGCATCAAAATCCGTGGTACTGGCGCAGCAACCAAGGGTTTGTACGCCCGAGGCCCCTTAGCGTAAGGTGATTCCGAATGAACTATGAGAATCTCTATAACTCAATTCAGGCTTATGCCGAGAATTACGAACCTCTGTTCGTTGCGAGCATTCCTACGTTCGTTCAAGAGGCGGAAACACGGATCTATAACTCCGTCAATATCCCCTCTTTGCGCAAGAATGTGACGGGAAATTTCACATCTTCAAACCAGTATTTGGCGCTGCCCAATGATTGGCTGGCCAATTACTCGATTGCTGTCATTGACGCATCAGGCAACTACAACTACCTGCTGAACAAGGACGTCAACTTCATTCGAGAAGCTTACCCTTCGACGGCGGCATCGGCGAATGGATTGCCACGGTACTACGCTTTGTTTGGGTCGCAGATTGGCAACAACAACCAAATGACATTGATTGTTGGTCCAACTCCTGATTCGGCGTATCAGGTAGAAATGCACTATTTCTACTATCCGCCAACCATTGTGCAAGGCCAGATCACCACTGGCTCAATCACCACTGGTGGCTCTTTGTACACCAGTGGCATTTATCAAAACGTTGCTTTGACGGGTGGTTCTGGAGTCAATGCCACCGCAGACATTTTGGTCGTTGCCGGAACTGTCAACACGGTGACAATCAAGTCTGGTGGCAACTTTTACGCGGTCAACGATGTGTTGAGCTGCTCATCCATTGCGGGCGCATCAGGTTCTGGCTTCACGTACACGGTGACTGCAGTATCAAATTCCACAGGCACAAGCTGGCTTGGCAACAATTACGACCCAGCGCTGTTCTATGGTGCTATGCGCGAGGCCATTCTGTTCATGAAGGGCGAGCAAGACTTGGTAAATTACTATGAGGGCAAATACCAAGAAGCGCTTGGCGAATTGAAACGCTTGAGCGATGGCATGGAACGCGGCGACGCCTACCGTGATGGCCAGTTGAAGCTTAATGTGTCCGGGAGTGGCTCATGATTGTTCAAGGCCAAACCACGGCATTCAAAACAAACCTGCTGCTCGGGGCGGAAAACTTCAGCGGCACATCGCCATACGTTTACAAGATTGCCTTGTACACAGCGCTTGCCAGTTTGGACAATACCACCACCGCATACAGCTCAGTCAATGAAGTTGTCGGAACAGGGTACACGGCAGGTGGAAACGTTTTAACGCCCATCACACCACTTGGAAACACCACCAACAACACGGCATATTTGTCATTCAACACTGTCACTTGGTCTGGCGCAAGCTTTGTAACTCGGGGCGCGTTAATCTACAATTCAACCACCGGAGCGGCAGTCGCGGTATTGAATTTTGGCAATGACAAAACTGCAAGCGGCACATTCACAATCACCTTCCCGGCGGACACTTCAACCAGTGCCGTCATCAGAATTTCGTAAGGAACTGAAATGGCAAATGAAATTTCAAACTTTGGTGACCACGCTGTTGCCACAATGCAGGCCAAAGCCACCATCCCCGAGGGCATGGGCGTTGAAGGCTGGTACCACGTTGAGTGCCGCGACAAAGATGGCAACCTGAAGTGGACTGATGAGTTCCCCAACTTGGTCGTTGCTATTGGCAAACAGTTAATGTTGGACACGCTGCTCAAAGGCAGCTCATACAGCGTCACAGGCCCTTTCCTTGGCTTGATCAGCAACACCTTCACCGCTGCCGCCACTGACACCATGGCTTCGCACACATGGACTGAGTTCATCAACTACACCGTTGGCGGCTCGGCAGTGCGTGGCACAGCAGTGTTTGCATCGTCTACATCGACTGGCTCAACACCATCGAACGTGACATCTTCGACAGCCACGGCCATCACCTACACCATCACTGGTGGCGGCGGCACGGTCTATGGCTGCTTCTT